ATTATCGGAAAGGCTCTCGAAATCACGGTGAAGGAGCAGATAACGGAAAATGTCCTTGTTTCCCATAATTCGGCTTCCAATAATTACAGAATCCAGATTTGGAAGGACGGCGTTTCGGCGGGTGCGGTCATTCATGGCATCAAAAAATGGAATCAAATGATAAAATTATTTGAAGATTACTGCACTGACCTGAAAAAAGCCGCCAACGCTCTGGATTCCTCGGCTCATGTCACGCTGATGATTCTGAACGATTTGAACCAGTTTCAGGCACTCGCAACCATCACGGACGGTGCAACGCTGTACAATTTCATGGAGGAAAAATCCAATGCAAAATGAAAATCTCTGTGTCTGCTGTGGTGACAGCATTCCGGAAGGGACACAGGTCTGCAACAAATGCCAGTCAAAATATGAAATTCGCTGGGGCGACAGCATCATGCAGAAAGTTTATGAAAAAGGCTTCCGTGATGGTCAGCAGGATATTCTGGTTTCAGATAATGCCTATAATGTGACCGTGAAAGTCAGCCGTTCTGAACTGAGGGAGCTTTTTAGTGAAGCATTCCATGAAATGATGGGCGATTTTATTTTTCCGCTGAACGAAAAGCTGAAAATCGTATGCGGTCACTGTATCATGGATTTGGTGGATTCTCCGGTTTCTCCGCAATACCGATGCCGGACAGCGGAAAAAAACTGTGAAAACTGCATCTCCGCATGGCTCAGTGAGCTTTCTGCTGATGAGGCATAATATCCACAAATAACAGACTGATTTTTGGCAATAGTTCTGCTTGACTTATTCCGGCAGGTGTGGTAATATGGTGCATACCGGAACAACCGGAAAATCAAACTAAATGGAGGAAAACTGCCATGAAAAAAGAAACAATTGAATACTTCGAGAAAATGCGTGATGTGGTCGTCAGACACGATGACAACGGCACAGAGCAGCCTTACAGCATGGGCGCACTGAATGCCTACCGCTGCTACGAGGACAGCGACATCAACCACAGTACAGTGGACGGAGAATTCGTTCTGGAATGCGAAGCCGCACCAAAGACAGAATTCGCTGAGGACTTCCTGAAAACGCTCCGTGAGGCTGGTGCAGAAGAAGTTATTTTCACCAACGACAGCGGACTGATTGATTTTCTGCACAGAATGAATGCACTCGGCTGTACGATTGACCAGACCTGCACTGTCCGGAAGAAAATTTTCAATATCGATGAGAAAACTGATTACGGTATCCGTCTGAAAATATAATCCGCTTTTTCCTATGATTCTTCCGATAAAGAAACGGCAGTCCTGCGGGGCTGTCGTTTCTGGTGTATATTACACAACGGGCAGCCTTGATTTTCCTCGATATTTCTGTGCTTTTAGATACTTGCTATTCTCCGGAAAATGTGGTAATATAGCATACAACGGAAGGGCGGAAAGCCCACCGAATAAAAAACCAAACGGAGGAAACCATAATGGAAACAAACAGCTACTTTGCAGAAATGAGAAGAGAAATGGAAGCAAATCCTAAGAAAAAGTGGACAAACGGCGAGATTGCCGCCTACCATGTTTACCACGACACAATCTGCTATGGAAGCAACTGCTACGAATGCGACAGCCTCCCCTGGGAGCGTGACATTGAGGATTTTGTGACAACGCTCCGCAGAGCAGGCATTGCAGAAATGGCAGTCACCGACCACAGCACGGGGTTGATGGACAGACTGCACAAACTTGCTGAATACGGTGCAATGGTGCAGGGAATATGCAAAGTGACAAGAACGACTTCATGGGGCGATATTGAAACAGTAAACGGAATCGCAGTCAGACTTTAATCCAGCGGCACAGCCCTTCGGGGCTGTTTACCGTCACGTTCGCCTGTGCGGGCTTTTCCGGCTTGGTGCGGATAACCTGCCCCTGCCGGAAACTGCCCCGGAGAACGGCTGTCCGAGCCTTTGTGCGGAAAGTGTATACTACACAACAGAAAGTCGTCATTTCCCTCGATATTCTGTGCTTTTAGCCGCTTGCTATTCTCCTGAAATTATGTTAATATAGCATACAGCGGAAGGCAGAAAGCCTGCCGGAATAAAATCTGAAGGAGCGTTTTTATGAGGACAGTGAAACTTTACAGCAACCCTGCGGTAATTCTTGCTGGTGAGCGTGAGATGTATACACGCAGTGCGGACGATTATGAAGAAATTCTCCGTTCTGCCATAGAGGGTGAACACATCGACCTGAATGAATTTGCCGATGACCTGAATGCTGAACCGTTCTACGGAAAGATTCAGGAAATCAGAATGACCGTGGAACGATACCAGAAGCACGTTTATGCTGTGGCGGTCTGCACGGTATCAGACAACTGGAACGATACTGATGATACCCCAATGCTGAAATGGTTCATGAACATTGAGTATCAATATGGCTGGGGTGCTGAATTTGACGGAAAGACACTTCATACTTTCAAGCAACCGGAGACTTTTGAAATGACTGCTCCCAACGGGGAACGTTTCATGCACACCTGCGACATGGAGTATGAAATTCACCTGATGTTCTGGCACACCATGCTGAAATTCCAGACCGAAGAAGAATTGAAAAAATAATTGATAAATCCAGCTCTTCCGCAAGGGGGAGCTGTTCTCATATACATTTATAATAGGAGTGATTTTGATGGGACTTTTTTCAGGATTATTCAAATCCCGTGACAAACCAAAGGACAGCTACGACAGTCCGTCCTACACTTATTTTTTCGGACGGACTCACGCAGGAAAGCGAGTCAATGACCGCACGGCATTACAGCAGATTGCCGTTTATGCTTGTGTGAGAGTTTTATCAGAGGCGATTGCACAATTGCCGCTGCATTTATACAAATACACCGATAAGGGAAAAGAGCGAGTGCCAGAGCATCCGCTTTATTTTTTGCTTCACGACCAGCCAAATCCGGAAATGACCTCTTTTGTGTTCCGTGAAACGCTGATGTCACATCTCTTGATTTACGGAAACGCATTTGCACAAATCATCCGAAACGGCAGAGGTGAAGTTCTCGGACTTTATCCGCTGATGCCTGACAAAATTCGTGTTGACCGTGACGAGCAGAACAGGCTCATCTACAAATACAGCCGTTATGATGAAGCAAATCCAAATATCAAGGAGCAGGGAGAAATTATTCTTCCTGCGGAACAGGTTCTGCATATTCCCGGCTTGGGATTTGACGGACTTGTGGGATATTCGCCTATCGCTATGGCAAAAAATGCTATCGGCTTGGCGGCAGCCTGCGATGAATACGGCGCGACATTTTTTGCGAATGGTGCATCGCCTTCCGCAGTGCTGGAACATCCGGGCGTGATTAAAAATCCGGAGCGTGTTCGTGATGCATGGCGAAAAGCCTACGGCTCAGGAAATGCCCATAAAGTAGCAGTTTTGGAGGAGGGCATGAAATACACTCCTATCAGCATTCCTAATAATGAAGCCCAATTTCTCGAAACAAGAAAGTTTCAGATTGAAGAAATCGCAAGGCTGTACAGAGTGCCGCTTCATATGATTGGAGACCTTGAACACGCCACATTCAGCAACGTAGAACACCTGTCACTTGATTTTGTCAAATATACGCTTGACCCTTGGCTCGTCCGCTGGGAACAGGGTATGCAGAAAGCACTTCTCTCCGATTCTGAAAAAGGACAGTATTTCGTCAAATTCAACGTTGACGGTCTGCTCCGTGGCGACTACGCAAGCCGTATGCAGGGCTATGCAACGGCTCGGCAGAACGGCTGGATGTCGGCAAACGATATCCGTGAACTCGAAGATATGAATATGATTCCGGAAGAAGAAGGCGGAGACCTGTACGTCATCAACGGCAGTATGAGCCGGCTTTCCGATGCTGGAATTGCTTATTCCGATAAGAATGGGGGTGAAGGCGATGAAACATCAAATCAGTGACTTGTACCAGATGCAGTCACTTCCGCTGGAAATCAAACTTGTGATGACTCAGCGGAGACTGCTGGACTGGTACAACCATTATGACGGACTCACATATCTGGGCTACTCTGGCGGAAAGGATTCAACTTGTTTGATGCACATCATCCGCAGTATTCCTTATATTTCTGACATTCCGGCTGTGTATGTGGATACTGGATTGGAGTATCCCGAAATCAGAGATTTTGTCCGGAGTTTCGGTAATGTGACGATTCTCCGTCCGAAAATGAACTTCCGGCAGGTCATTGAAAAATACGGCTATCCTGTTGTTTCCAAGGAAGTCAGCAGGCGTGTGCAGTATGCAAAAAAGGCTGTAGCTGAGGGGCGTGAAGCCACTCACGGCGATTACCTGAAACTCTGCGGACTGGCAGTTGACAAGAACGGCAACAAAAGTCAGTTCAACTGCGAAAAATGGAAGTTTCTGCTTGACGCTCCGTTCAATTGCAGTTCGGAGTGCTGTACAGTGATGAAGAAAAATCCGCTGAAACAGTATGAAAAAGAAACAGGCAGAGTACCGATTGTAGCGACAATGGCGAGCGAATCACGGCTAAGAAAAGAACACTGGCTGATTCACGGCTGTAATGCGTTTGATTCCAAACGTCCACGCTCTCAGCCGATGAGTTTCTGGACGGAACAAGATGTTCTCGAATATCTGGTAAAATATGATGTTCCGTATGCGTCTGTATATGGCGAAATTTTGCAGGACGGGAACGGAAAATACTACACCACAGGTGCACAGCGGACGGGCTGTATGTTCTGTATGTTCGGCTGTCACCTCGAAAAACAGCCTAACAGATTTCAGAAATTAGCAGAAACACACCCGAAAATTTATGATTACTGTATTCATGGCGGTGCGGAAATGGACGGTATCTGGCAGCCGGATAAAAACGGCTTGGGCTTGGGAAAAGTCCTTGATTATATCGGCGTGAATTATCAAAAGGAGGCTGATTCAGAATGAGCAGGAAATTCTGGAACTGGGTAAAAAATGAAGAAACCAACGAAACAGAGCTGATTTTTAACGGTCCTATTTCTGAAGAAAGCTGGTTCGGTGATGAAATCACTCCGGCAATTTTCCGTGACGAATTGGCTAAAATCAGCGGAAATCTGACCGTCTGGCTGAACTCGCCAGGCGGAGATGTGTTTGCCGCAAGTCAGATTTATACGATGCTCCGCAATCATAAGGGCAAAGTTACGGTTAAAATTGACGGTATTGCGGCATCTGCGGCAAGTGTGGTAGCAATGGCGGGAGATGAAACTTTAATCTCCCCGACTGGCTACTTGATGGTGCATAATCCCGCCACAATTGCAATGGGCAACAGGGCTGACATGGAAAAAGCGATTGACCTTCTTGATGAAATCAAAGAGGGAATCATCAACGCATATGAAGAA